ACCACAAATGTGAAAGATTTACATGCACGCAAATTGTCAGCTTGTCCTATATCTATACAAGGACGTATGAATTACATTATTAACATTGAACCTGTGTCGAAATATAAAAAGACATCAGAAGTTGGTGTGGCTCTTGGCATAGACATTGAGAAAGTTCGTGAAAGCCAGAGATTGGACCCACCCAAAACACCATTTGATGACAGAGTTTGGAAAGTCACAATTCAGCGTTGTGTTCAGGAAAATCCTGGTGATGGAGTTGAATCGCTTGGAAAGTATGTTACCGTTCGCAATAAAAACGGAAAACTTCTTGAGAATGTAAATTTTATTGAAGCAGCAAATTTCCTAGTTGACGAATTTAACACACACCGCCAAGTACAACGAGAGATTGTGGAGTCAGCAAATAAATGTAGATCTGAAGCAAAACTTTGTCCTGTTCCAGGATGTAAACAATTGCAGCATATGTGTTTAAAACATGACACTAATGCAGAGACTAGCCATACAGAGTTGATAGCGCGAGATGGGCCAATACCTATGTCGCAGATTCATGCTGTAGGCCGCAATTTGCCGGTATTTCGCCCACCACGAGTGAGAGAGATGCCCACCACGGCAGATATTGCAGTTGAAGAATATTTGGAACAGTTCGAGAATGATTCTAGTATAACGGATTCACAATTTGACACACAATCGGGAATGTTGAGTGATATGAAGGAGTTGTTTTACCCAACTTTGGACAGTATAGCATTTGATGCTCTCTCTGATTGGAGAATATTGACCATGACTTGGCTAAGGATTTGTTTACCAGCTTTACGATATGTTGTTGTCAAATGGTTTCGATTTATTGCTGATGATTCTATGTTTTACTTTGTACCAGGATTTATTCTACGACAGCCAATTGTAAAGAGATTTATATTCACACGACGATTGCAGACAGCATTTAACAGTTGGACATTGAGATTCCAATTGTTATTTGTATTGTTGGCAACATTTTGGTTAACTAACAAGGTGTTGGATCACGGTGTGTTATGGACTATTCTCATTTTGACAATTATGAGTTGTGTAGCTTTACGGTACATTTATGTAACAACTGAACAGTATATTGCGGATCGTATGATACAGACTGAGGTAAGGATGTCAGCGTATATTGGTGAGCGTCAATCAAGGAATTTAAAGATTTTTGCTCAAGCCATACCGTTTGTGTTTATAGGATATCAAGTGTTGAAAGTATGTAGGTCTTACCAATCAATTAAACAAGGTGATCTTGAACCCAAGAGTATTGAAGAGGTTGAAAAACGCGACAAAGAAGCAACAATATGGACAGATGTAGCAACTCGTGAATTACCATTGTCCGCAGTGAATAAAACTACCACAACATCAGTGTTGGAAGGATTGGTAGAGAAAAATTTATTGTATTTGACTATTTTTGTAAATGGAGAAAGATGGATGGCCAATGGATTTATGGTAAAGACCAATGTTATTGCTATACCAGATCATTCTGTGAAGACAGACGCCTTTGAAATTATAGCTAGGAAGAAAAATCCAGATGCTAACGGCGGCAAATTTTCCACAATGTTGCACAAGAAGCATTCATATTTGATACCAAATACAGATATTAGATTGTTTTACACAGCGTCAGGAGGATCATTTAGGAATATGATCAAACATTTTCCCTTGAAAGTTATAGGCAATGTTCCATTTAGAATGTCTTGGAGAGAGAATACAGGCACTCTTAGACAATGGAAAGGTCGTTTGTCTTCCCCATGGTCGGTGCGCACATGTGTATCGTTTACAGGAGCAAGTTACATTTCATTGTCTGGAAACACCTTTGGGGGCCTTTGTGGTGCAACGCTTGTATCTGATACAGGCACAGCATGTATATTAGGCTTCCATTTAGGGGGAGTAGATAAGACGCCAAAAGGTGTATGTGGTTTATTTTCGCAGGACCAGTTCGAAGCTGGTGTCTCCCATTTAAATAGAACGTTGGGAGTAGTATTAGGAGCAGACGAAAATAAATTACCACAGAAGTGTTTTGGACAGGATATAGATTTTACCACGGACACACCGCACGAAAAGAGTCCGGTAAATTATATGCCTCATGGATCACAAATATGTTATCATGGATCATTTCCTGACCGTAGCACATCCAAGTCTAATGTTATTGACACTCCAATAAGTCATCTGGTGGCAATGGAATGTGGTGTATCGAATACATACCATAAACCAAAGATGCGACCAGAATGGTTTGGGTATAGCACAGCATTGTCAAATATGTCCATTCCTGGGAAGCCATTCCAAGCTGACTTATTGCAGAAAGCAGTTGAATGTTATCAAACCCCCTTAAAGAAGCTGGTGAGCAGAGGTGGGTTGTTCAATAATATACGACCGTTAACTTATGATGAAAACTTGAATGGTATTGATGGGAAAAGATTTATAGATGCTATGAAGTTTAAAACAGCTATAGGTTTTCCATGTACAGGAGCAAAGAGTAAATATCTGAAGTAGATACTCCAGGACATCGAGTATTTAATGAAGATGTAAATAAAGAAATTGCACATATGGAGGAGTGCTATAAGAGGGGTGTGCGAGCCTACCCTATAATCAAGGCATGCAAGAAGGACGAAATTTTACCAAAGGCAGATAAATGCCGCATATTTTGGTCAAACCCAGTCCATTTGACATACATGATTAGGAAATACTATTTACCACTTTGTAGAGTATTGCAAATGAATCCACTTGAAGCTGAGTGCGCAGTGGGCGTTAATGCTATTTCGAACGAGTGGGAACAGTTAAACCAATTCATTATGACACACGGAAAAGACCGCATTATAGCGGGCGACTACAGTAAGTATGACCAGAAAATGCCGACGCAAATGATTTTGGCAGCGTTTGGCATTTTAATTGGTATGGCTGAAGTTGCTGGTTATAGTGAACAAGATTTGACAGTTATGCGGAATATGACTACTGACATTGTTTATCCTATCGTGGCTATGAATGGAGATGTAATTTCATTCACGCAGGGTTCACACATTAGTGGTAATTCGCTAACTGTCATTATAAACGGAATTGTGGGAGCGCTTCAATGGAGAATGTGCTTCTACAGCTTGTATCCCCACATGAATTTCAGAGATAATGTTTCTTTGATTACGTACGGGGATGATAACATCGGAACAGTTTCGGCTGAGTGTACAAAGTTTAACATTGTTTCTATACACGAATTTTTGAAGGAACATGGGCAGCAGTATACTATGCCGGACAAGGACTCGGAACTCATTCCATTTATACCGATCGATGATGTGGTGTTTTTGCAACGATTTACTGTAGTTCAACCAGATGGCACAGAAGTAGGAGCCTTATCTGAGAGATCTATATTTAAAAGATTACATTGTATATTACATAAATCTGGTAATGGAATGTCTGTCAACGAGAGTTGTGCAGAAAATATTGATACGTCTTTGTGTGACTTCTATTTCCACGGAAAAGAAGTATACGAGAGACGCCGACGCGAGCTACAACAAGTGGCTCGTGAAGCTGAAATTGACCACATGTGTAGGAATTTAGACAAATCATATGAAGATTGGTTTGTATGGTGGTTCCTTAAGTATGGCAATAAAAGCGTTAGTGACAGCAAGTTAAAGTCCTTAAAACTTCCCCCGCGGAATCAGTGGGGGACCGGAGTGCAGTTAAATGATTCTATCGACGTATGGATACCAGACGAGTATGAGGTTGGTTTACACCCCGAGCGCGATCTAGGCTTCGTCGATGAACA